TCAGTTACCGGCAAGCCTGATATGAATAAAAGCACGATATAAAAATCAGCATAAAAAGCATATCGGCGATGCACGTTTTGCAGCACCATACCCCTGCAAAAATAATGTCACTCAGTGACAAAAATACGCTCAAAATCACAAAGTAACTACTATCCAAAACCCTAGCAAAACCGCCAGTTTGAAGCCTGTTTAATTTTTATTGTTGACAGCTTTGCCGATATCGTTATACTGAGGCCATCAACAACCAAACAGAAAGAGATTTCAAAATGACAAATCAAGTAAACATTCAAAACGATTTCGCTAATGATTATCTGAAAGCTTGCGTTAAGCCTGAACAAGCCCTTGCCAAGCGCGTCACCAAGGCAATCGGGGAAAATCCCGCAATGATACGCGAAATAGCACAAGCGGTTCACTATGCCTTGAACGATTGCCGCGTGTATGATGAAAAGAAAAAAGATTACAAAGTTGATGGCAAGCTGAAAAAAGAATTGTTTGCCAATTCGCCAGTTGGTGACTTGTCATATTTGCTTGACCGTAATTGCCGCAATGACCTTGGCGGCTTCAAGAAAATTGGCGAAAAATCCACTGCATGGTCTGAGGGCTTCATTGTTGACGTTTGCCAATTCACTGAGGCAAAAGGCGTACATGGTTTAATCCAAGCTGCAAACAAATTTCACAAGTCTATTGAAAAGGATTTTCTGAAAGATGCACCAACTGCAAGCGATGAAACTGCAAGTGATGAAACTGCAAGTGATGAAACTGCAAGTGATGCACCAACCAAGCCAAGCCTTGACGATATCGCTGCAAAGCTTATTGAACAGCTTGGCAAAAAAGAGGCTTATGCTTTATCTGTCTTACTTGGTGACTTATCCGAAGATGGTTTGACAGATGCCGAATTAGAAAAAGCAATCGGATAAATGTCACTCAGTGACAAAAACCAAATCACAAGCCTTGCCCCAGAAATGGGGCAGGGTATTTTTATGCCAAAAACCCACCAGAAATTTTTCCAAAAACTACTATCCTAGGTGGTGGGGTGGTGGTGGTGCTGCGTTTGTGGTGGGTGGGGCATCGACTTGACATATATAGCGTTATTTGCTAGGCTATAGGTAGATTGAAATTGACTATAAATTGATTAGAAAAATGTCACTGAGTGACAAAATAGCGAGGTAAAAAGATATGAAATTAGTTTGGGAAAATGAACGTGCTACAGTGCAAGCACCGAAAGCGTTACGCAGTGCATGGCCTAACTCGCCCAATAACGATAGAGATTCGTTTGTGTCTATGTACCCTATCGCCCGATTGGGTGCGATGGAAATGCAACGATTGGCGCAAGAATATGAGCAGGAAAAAGCACAGAAAAAACGTGATAATGTCATGGCTTGGCTAGATGGATTGGGCGTTTGACATTATTTATATAAGGTGCTAGGCTTTATAGATAGTCGGGTGAGTGTAAACACGGTTAAGCCAACAAGCGACTATAAAATAAAAATGTTGGTGGGTTTGGTTTAGCCCTCATTAGAAATAAACCACAAACAAAAATGTCACTGAGTGACAAAAACCAACGGAGACTGAAAATGTACAATCGTGATTGTAAAAAGATTGCCAAGTTTGCAATGAAGAACCCTGACAACTTGGCTCGTGTGACCACTTTCGTGCTTACCACCATTCAGGCGGGTCTATCGACTACCCCAATGCAGATGGATGACATTGACACAAACGGTGCTGGCAGCAAGTATTTGTGGGGCAACAAGCGTGATGGCTATCTCTATATGCAGGAACACAAACGTGTTATCTATGCAGCTATCAAGGAAGCTGTCAAAACTGGTGATGCGGTGGCTGCCATTGACGTTCTCACCAATGTGCCTAATCTGGGCATTGTCAAAGCGGCATTTGTAGCGCAAATGTGTGGGCTAGACGTGGCGTGTATTGACAGCCATAATTGTGACAGGCTAGGCTTGCCTCGTACTTCTCTGAAGTTCCCCAAGGGTGTGAAGCCGGAGACTAAGCGCAAGAAGATTGCCGACTATGTGGCGTTTACTCGTAAGACTGGCGGCTCTGAGTATTGGTGGAACACTTGGTGCGAGTATGTTGCTGGCAATCGTGCTAACAAGAAACTGACCACAGGTGATGAAGTGTCTATGTTCCATGTCGTTGCGGTCATGGGGTAAAACTGTCACTGAGTGACAAAATGGAGAATGATTATGTCTAGAAAATGTGCTTGTTGTGATACTCAACATAACCTAATGTTCGTACCAGATGACGAAGATTTTATGTGTGGTGAATGTTATTGTGAACTATACCATAGGTATGAGTTCAATCAGGGTATGCATGATGCTGCTGATGAGATTGCAGACGGCGGCATATACGACATACAAGCTGCAATTGATGCGTTTGTTACTGACCCGCCAAGCAGTCCATCACAGTATGGCTATTTGGCTGAACTAAAAAGTGAACTTGAAAATAGGAGTATATAAAATGTTTGATAAAATTATGACAATCGTGGTGCTGACACTCAGTGTGGCTACAATCACATACCTGTTACCGGATATGCTGTACTACACTGCGCCTATACACCTAATCGCATACACTATAGCAGTGGTGCTATTGCAAGCAGGTTATCGTTCTATTATAAAGGAGAAGTAAGATGAACAACTACATATTTCGTTCACAGTGGGAATTGTTAGACAACACTAACAATACATGGCGCAGCTTAAACTGTGTCAATGGCAGGGCTGAAGTGGTGAAGCACATGGGTTGCTGGATGCTTGAGATACTGTATGAATCAGGCAAGTATCATGTGTCATCACATAACACTAGGCCAGAAGCTATACATCAGGCAGAGTGCAAGGCTGTGTGGTCTGTGGACTTTGGGAACACGGCTTGACAATGAGAATCAAACCTAATATAGTTAATCCAGTGGCGAGGGCTATGGCACAGTCTCGCCGCAGGACACAAACAGTGCCAGACAAAACTAAATACAACCGAAAGAAGGATAAAGCAGATGCAAATCAAAATCGAAGCAATGAAGAATCTGAAAACCCCAAAGGCTGAAGGTAAGCGTGACCATTGGCGTCATGTTAATAAGACTAAGACTACCAAGCGTAAGGCTGCTAGGTTCGCCAAGCGTCTTGCACAAGCATCCTAAAAACGTGTTAAATAACACGAAATCTTAACCAACTGAAAAGGAGAATATATCATGTTAAATTTTGTAAAGGTGATGACTACTGTAGCTAAGTTCAAGGTAAAAGGCATGAAGCCTACCATCCACCGCAATACTGAAACCCATCCCGGCATGGAACGTGGATACTTTATCCGCATTGGTAATGGTGGTGTGTCAGGTGAAGCACTGATGCGTGTTAACATGGGCAATAGCTACTCACTTTTCCCCCTGTACAATCGCAAAAATGCACCACGTGCTAACGGCTACGTACCTATCAAGGGTGACAAGGTACAAGTCTTACGCTAGTGCTTGACTGTAACACAATCCTATGCCTACAAAACCAGATGCCTGATGTGGGCATGGATGACCTGCTTGTCATTGGGTATCTGGTAGGGGGCTTGGCTATAATTATATACCTAGTAATGGATGCATTGAAGGAGAAATGATATGCCTAAGTATGAAGTAACCCGAAGCTATTCAGTGTCCAGCGTTGCCACTGTTGAGGCTAATTCACATGAACACGCAGAGGAAATAGCCCTTTACGATGCTGATGTGTACTGGAAGGAATATGATGGTGACTATGATGCAGAGATTACAGTAGAGGAGATTGACGATGCCTAAATATTTTATCAAATACTTTGATGTTATAGATGCGGAAACTATTGAGGATGCCAAAGATATTCTCATGGAACAGTTGATGCTAGATGTTCGTAATGATGATGCCGAAGGCTTCACTATAGAGGAGTATGTAGAATGAACTGTTGGCACTGTAAAACAGAACTAATATGGGGCAATGACCATGACATCAACCCTGATGACCATCGTGGTGATGAGTTTAGCATGGTCACGATACTGACTTGCCCTAAGTGTGATAGCATGGTAGAAGTGTTCTACCCTATAGAATGGTAAAGGAGACTGACAATGCCAAGAACAATTGAATTACAAGACGATGAGATTGCAATCGTGTGGTCAGCCGAAGATGTAAAACAAGAATGTGGATGGCTGACAGATGACCAATCTTGTGACGTACTCAATGCCATAGAGCATAGACATGATGCTTGCATTGGTATTAATTGGGAAGTGATACACTACACCGCCCTACATATGTATCCAGAGGAGACTGACAATGATGACACTTAACCTACCAAAGAAACAAGTGAACGCCATACTGGTAGCACTTGACGCAGAGATTGAGATGCAGTTAGGTGGCAGACCTGTTGATTGGGAATCATTCCCAGAGGTTGCTGCATTGCTGATGGCATACTACACAACACGTTGTAAATTTGATGAGGATGATTGCAGATGATTAAACTATACAACCTAATCATGGACAGTAAACACAACCCACTGTCCTACATACCCGATACAAATACACGGCACATGGTCATGCAGTTGCTGGCTTGGATGTGGTGTATTATCTTTGGAATGTCTGTCGGCTCTGTCACTGTGTTTGGTATCAGTGCCATAGCACATGCCTTGCTGATAGCAGGTGTGTTCATCACGGCAGGTGTATTTGAAACAGCAAGACGCAAGCCACAGTATTTCGGTGGGCTAGGCAGAGGCAATGGAGGTGAGCATGAATAGCAATGAAATCAAAGGGATACAGTTATCCCAAGCAGTTAAGTGGAGTGGGCAAGACATTTTTGAGGTAGCGTCTGCTGCCTTTGAGGATGCCAACTACCACAGTTTCAACGAGGTATTTCATGCCGCATGGACTGAGTTCCAGAAGGAGTTACAAGATGGGTAAGAAGCTAGAGAACATGACACTAGATGAACGCATTGCATACGAGGCAGCGCAGCGTGAGAAAGAACGTATCCAACGCCGTGACCGCATAGCCAAGCTGTCTCTTGACCAGCGGGTTGCTGTCATCAAGGTATACGAGTTGGTAGATGAGATACTAGACACTGCTATGTATCCAGACTTAGGCGGCATCAAAGCTGTTACTGCCTATGACCTGCAAGAATTGGCAGATGCAAAGAACATGCTGCGTCACGAGTTTAATTTTGATGTGCGTGAACACGGTTGACATCTAATATAATAAGGAGTATAACTATGGACTTACTATTATGGATTACCATACTACCATTAATACTAATCATACTATAAAGGAGAACATATGGATATAATGATTGGAATAATAATATTTTTTATATTGGTAGGGCTTACTTAAATAATGTGTTAAATAACACGTTTTTCTACCCATATAACACGATAACAGTTAACATTTACAAAGGAGAATTATCATGCCATTAGAATACATTCCAGAAAACCTAGACTTTAACGTAACCTTTGAGCCTACCAAGGTGGACGATAAGAAGTATGTCATCAATGAGAATACTGGTGACTATATCGGCATCGTAGGTAACGGCTTCACCTGTGCATCACATGGTGACTTCTTCCGCAATGTCATGGACACTACTACACAAACACTGTCTGACTACGACATGGAAGGTGCAAAGATTAACTGGCGCAGCGCACACAAAGATGGCTGGGCTATGATGGACATGACACTGCCTAACGTGACTGCCAAGATTGCCACTGACAAGCATGAGACTACGTTGATGAAGCGTATCATTGCCTTGCATGGTGTAAACGGTACGTGTTCTAACACCACTATCTTTGGTGCTATCGACTTCTTCTGTCTCAATGGTCAAATCCGGGGTAAGCATGACAAGGTAATGCGTAAGAACACCAGTAACTTTAGTCTTGACAGGTTCATCACTGAACTTGAGAAGTCACAACAGGACTTCACTGCACAAGCAGAACAGATGCAGCGTTGGGCTAACACTAGCCTTGCTCATGTCAATGTCAAAGAATTACTTGAGGGCATTATGCGGTCTGACCGTAAGGCTGAGAAGATGCATACGTTATACAGCCAAGAAGCTGGTGTGCGTGGTCGCAATCTGTGGTCGTTGTACTCTGCCTTCACTAACTATGCTACCTATGCTGATGAGCGTAACGGTTTCAACCTGCGTAACACAGGCAATGACACACAAGCTATCTCAATGTTCAAGCGTGAGATTGATGTGGCTGGTTGGATTGATACACCGCAGTTTCAGGCGATTGCAGCGTAATGACAAAAAGACACAAAAAATCTATCTCTAATAAAGAGGCGGCAGATTTAGGTCTGCCCCTCAAAAGAGGTGACATCAGAGAAGACGGTTTTATATTCAGAAGATACTATATTTCTGGAATTTCTGGTAATGTCTGTGAAGCATGGCAATCAAAAGAAGCAAAAGAAAAAGATAGAATTAGAAGACTTGAAGCACAAAAAAGAAGGGCAAAAGACAAACCACCACGTATGGAATATCTTTCAGCTAAGAAAAGAGATGAGTTAGGTTTACCTTTTCGTTTTGGCGATACAAGAGAAGATGGGTTTAGGTTTAGGCATTACTACAAGAGGAGTAATAGTATAAATGAAATGTGGGTAAACGAAACATCTTTTCAAAAAGTGTTACAAAGAAAGAGAACTACAAGTAACAGAAAAAGATTGAGTAATAGAGACTATGTTCGTAGAGTAAAGATGTTTCTAGGTTGTTCTTTTTGTGGATATAAAAAACACCCGTCTGCTTTACACTTTGACCATCTTAACCCTACAGAAAAAGTTCGTGAGATAAGTAAGTTTCATTCTTCTTCAAGAGGCGCAATAAAAAAAGAAATGAAAAAATGTAGAGTTCTATGTGCAAATTGTCATGCAGAACATACTGCAAAACAACTAGAGAATGGAGTAATATAATGAAACTTACTAGCCTAGTAAACGATTACTATTCTTCCTATGATTACAGGAACTTACGTGATGAAACTAAGAAACAATATGAATACTTTCTTGGGGTCATGTTAAACACAGAGGTGGACGGTGAGAAGCTGTCCACACTCAACTATAAAAAACTACCTACACGTGTAGCTAAAGTTGCATACAATGAGTGGTGTGAGAAGGGTATACACATGGCTAATCATATAATGTCAGTGACCCGAATCGTATTTAATCATGGCTTACGAATGGAACTCTGTGAACTCAATCCTTTCGCTAACATACGTAGACGCACCGTAGAGAGGCGTAAGACTGTTTGGGGTAGGGGAGATGTACAGAAGCTGTTAGAAGCCGCCTACAGTGATTTTAGCACTCGTAACATAGGTTTGATTGCTCACATGGCATACGAATGGTGTCAGAGACTAGGCGATATGCGTATGCTTGTATGGGATAACATAGACTTTGAAACACAGACTGTTCACATTGAACAATCGAAGCGTCATGCTGATGTTCATTTGCCTATCGAAGATGATTTGTTTGAGATGTTGAAGCAGCAGGAACAAGACTTTGGCTTTCAGAAGTACGTTGCCCCTCGTCCATACGCTATACAAGGTGAGTACAGACCATACTCATTACAAAAACTACCGTTGTATGGTAGAGCATTGATGGATGCATCAGGATTATCTAAGGAACTTAGGTTGTCTGACTTACGAAGGACAGGCACTACTGAAATGGTTGAAGCGGGTGTCGGTATGGGACAAATCATGTCGGTTACAGGACACGCTAATCCTAGTTCAGTAAAACCTTACATGAAAAATACACGCAAAAGTGCAGAATTAGCCTTGACAGCACGTAAGAACTCGTGATATAAGCATTCAACTGCCGCAAAGGAAAGTGATATACATATGAATATATATAATATAGTTAAAGAGTTAGATATAGCTAATGGACATACTAAGAGAATGTCTTGCCCTAATTGTGGCAAACATACTTTTACTGTGACTAATAATATGGGTAGTCTCGTATGGAATTGCTATCGTATGACTTGTGGTGTTAAGGGTGGCACACGTGTCCATCTTTCTGTAGATGATATACGAGCAGGTTTTGGCAATGCTCAAGACTTTGCTGAAGCTACACCTTTTGAGTTACCTACCTACATCATACCCCATCGTGACAATGTGTACATGAATAGGTGGTGTGCTGAGTGGGGATTGGATATAGATGAATTAGGTTTGTTGTATGATGTAAAGGAAAGCCGGGTGGTATTCCCTGTCATGCATGAAGGTAAGATGGTAGATGGTACAGGCAGGTCATTGTCTGGTCAGCGTCTACCTAAATGGAAACGATATGGAAAAAGTGGCTTGCCATACACGCACGGTTGTGGTAAAGTCGCAGTTGTTGTTGAGGACTGTGTGAGTGCAGCCGTTGTTGGTTACGGTAACTTTGTCGGGGTTGCGCTTCTTGGAACAAGTTTGCAAGAGTCGCATAAAAGGTATCTTGCACAGTTCTCAACAGCCATAATAGCGTTAGACCCCGATGCGCTACCGAAGACATTGCTAATGGCAAAAGAATTACGTGGACACGTGAACGATGTTCGTGTACTACGACTGACTGATGACTTAAAATATCGTAACCCGACAGATATGGAGAATTTAAATGGAATTATCACTGATTAGAAGTTTAATGGATAAGGAGTTCTACGATGAGCATCGTGGTTCCAAGTGTCCTAACAGATTATTTAGTACAGATGTGCGTAAGATTAAAGTTTGTATTGATGATGCTATGGATAGGTACGAGCGTACTGTATTGCCGGATGAGATTGAGGCATTGTTCATGTCAAACAATCCTACACTCACAACAGCACAGAAAGCATCCTATCATAGTTTGTTTGGGCAGATAAAGCGTGAGCAGCCTATGGGTAGTGATGTAGCACAAGAGGTGTTATCTAAACTATTTCAACAGGTTATAGGAGAGGACGTAGCTAACATTGGCTTTGATATGGTAAATGGTGATGGCAACACGCTTGAGAAGCTACGCAATCTACTTGAGGCATATGGAGATGACTTCATACCTAATCTAAACATTGAGTGGGATGACATCACGATTGAGACACTCATGGCTAAAGCGGAGTTGGAAGCTAAGTGGACGTTCAATATTCCATCAGTAACACGGTTGGTTGAGGGTGTGTCAGGTGGTCAGCTTATTGAGGTAGGTGCTAGACCTAACACTGGTAAGACATCCTTCCATGCCAGCTTGATTGCTGCACCGGGTGGGTTTGCTCATCAGGGTGCTAAGTGCATTATCTTATGTAATGAAGAGCCTACTCACCGTGTTGGTGCTAGGTACTTGACTGCTGCTGCTGGTATGTCTGCCCGTGAAGTGAAGGGCAACATGGGTAAGGCTAAAGCTATGTATGAACCTGTCATGCAGAACATTAAGATTAAGGATGCAGGTGGCAGGGATATGGCGTGGGTTGAATCCGTATGTAAGTCGGAGAACCCTGACATACTTGTACTAGACATGGGGGATAAGTTTGGTGTGGCAGGTAGCTATGCTAGACCTGATGAGGCACTGAAGGCTTGCGCTATCTACGCTAGGCAGCTTGCTAAGACCTACGACTGTGCCGTGTTTTATATGTCTCAGCTATCTGCTGATGCAGAGGGTAGGTCACAGCTTAATCAATCCATGATGGAAGGTTCACGTACAGGTAAGGCTGCTGAAGCTGACTTGATGATACTGATTGGTAAAGCACCTACGGCAGTAGAAGGTGAGAAAGAGGACAGCCCTGTACGTAATATCAATATAGTTAAGAATAAACTTAACGGTTGGCATGGTATAATAGATGT